GGGTGGTGTTCTTGGTTCAGGGTTGGCCGCTATCACCGGTTACGGTGATTACCAGGTCAATTCCAATACCATTAGCACCATTGGCACATCTGTGGACTCTGTACCTCAGTTTGTGCGCAATGATCATAGTGTACGTGTTCGTCACCGAGAATTTGTTCGTGACCTTGTAGTCCCGGCTGTTCCGGCGGGTTTTACGAACTCTAGCACTCCCATCAATCCATCCAATTCCGCTTTGTTTCCTTGGCTTGCATCACTGGCGAAGCAGTATCAGACTTATAAGTTTCATGGCATGGTCGTTGAATACAAAACCATGTCATCTGATTATGCTGCCAGCGGCCCTCTCGGCACTGTGGTCATTGCCACAAATTATAATGTCAATGATCCCAGTTATGCAAACAAGGTTAGCATGGAGAATTCTGAGTTTGCGGTGTCTTGCAAACCTTCAATGAGCATTGTTCATGCCATTGAATGTGACCCCAAACTCAGGGTAACCGACTTTCTTTATGTTAGAGATGCTGCGTCTTCCAGCGTTTCTGACAACCGCCTCTTTGATCTTGGTAGTTTGCAAATTGCTACTTCCGGGCTTCCTGGCTCCGCAGGTGTCACACTTGGTGAAGTGTGGGTTTCGTATGACATTGAGTTTGCGAAACCCATCATTCCGTATTCCGCTGATGTCAACGCGAATGTGCTTGTTTCACAATCTGATGGCTCTACCGCTGTGAATAGCAACGGTAATGTTCAGACGGTTAGTGTTGTACTTCCATACGTTACTACATCAGGGACGGGCACCAACAGCCTGTGGGCCATCCCGGATTCGTTTACATTCACCAATGATCTTTGGGGTCCCGGCAAGCCTGTGTATTTTGACGGTGACAGGATTACTTTGCAGAGACCAGGCATCTATCGAATCCGGTATATTGCTACTTTGAGGGGCAATATTACTGGTGGAGACAAGGTGTGTGGTCCTGTTACAGGTTATACTGACAACGCTCCCACGCCTGCCGGGTCACCCGCTTTCACCAAATTGTTTGGGTACTCTTTCCTTCATCAGTTGCTTTACAATTCTACTGCTGCTGGGAAGGGCACGGGCTACTTCGAGAACACTTTTATTGTTACCAGCGCCGACACTGATAATTATATTATTGTGCCGCCGCCTACGTTTGCTGCTCAGCCAGGTGGCCAGAGCAACCATAACGTCAGCATTGACATTGCTTGGTATGATACGAAGGTTACTCCAGCTAGCCCTTAAGTCGGCGGTTGATTGTCACGTTTGTCATTTTGTCGTGTTGGCTCATTGAACAAGAGCCTAGGGTTGTTCACCCAAAATAATTTAGTGCACCGCATAATGGCGCATGTGTAGGGATTCGTCACCCCATACTGGCCACATTGATGTCACTAGGCCAGGGTAGACTGTCGCCGTTTGTTGTTCGTCTTTTGCGTTAGTGGATTTAGGTTTTCACAGCTAGAGACGATTGCAAATGGGGGCCGCCTTTTCCCTTGTTTTGGTGCTCCATTCTTGTGGTTGAACACAGCATGTGTTGCTCTAATACAAAAACAAAACAAAATATTTAGTTCCAGCGCTGGTTAGCGTTAGTACCTGTTGTGTCAGGTAAGCCAAGGTCTGGCATTGGTTGCATAACCTTAAGTCTGGGGGGGCTAAACTCCAGATGTAGCATACCACCAGGGAATTCCCGAAAGAATTGTCTACGACAATTACAACTCCCACA